CTCCAGATGATGAAAGAGAACTCCGATGCCTGAACCAGTTCGTCCCGGCCGCCTCGACTTCAGTTACTCCAGTTGTCGCGCCTCCCGTTGCTGCTGATCCGTCAGTTGTGGCCGATCCGCCTGCGGCTGTAAAGACCGAACTCGGCGCTACACCGGAACCAAAACTCGGTCCTGATGGCAAGCCGCTTCCGGCTGAGCCTGCAGCTCGGCCCTGATGGAAAACCAATCGCGCCAAAGGCTGCAGACACCCCCGCGCCTTTCGACGCCACGAAACTGAAACTGCCGGAAGGTATGAAAACGGATGATCCGCTTTTCAAAACCTATACGGAAATTATGGCCGACGACAAACTGTCCCCGCAAGATCGGGCGCAGAAACAAATCGACCTGTACACAACCGCGATTAAGCAGGCTGGCGAAGCCAATACCCTCGCTTGGAAAACGGTGAACGAAGGTTGGATTAAGGATGTCAAGGCCGATAAGGAAATCGGCGGCGTCAACTTTGAACCAACTAAACTTGCTATCGCCAAGACCATCGACACGCTCGGACCGGAAAAGGCCGCGGCCTTCCGCCAATCGCTCGATGTTACCGGCATCGGCAACCACCCTTCGTTCTGGCGAGGAATGGCGGCGTTCGCCAAACTCCTCACTGAAGGCGGGCACGTTGCTGGATCACCCGCTGGAAGCGGAAAGGCCGACGTTAAGGCCGCCGACTTCTTCCCCAACTCCAAGATGAGCTGAAAGGTACACAGCAATGGCAACGATTGGAGCCAACGCACTCACTTACGCCGACTGGGCGAAGCGCGTTGGCACGGACTACAAGATCGCGATGATTATCGAGATGCTCTCGCAGACAAACGAGATCATGTCGGACATGCTGGTCATGGAAGGTAACCTTCCGACTGGTAACAAGAGCATCGTTCGGACCGGCCTGCCGCAAGGCACTTGGCGCCTACTCAATTCAGGCATTCAACCCTCCAAGTCAACGACCGCCCCGATCATCGACACCTGCGGTAATCTCGAAGCCGAGTCCTCCCTCGACGTGGACGTGGCGAAACTTGCCGGCGACCAAGAGGCCTTCCGCCTGTCGGAGTCCATGTCCTTCCTCGAAGGTATGACTCAGCAGATGGCTTCGACCGTCATCTACGGTTCGACCGCAGCAAACCCAGAGCGCTTCACCGGTCTCGCACCTCGCTACAACACCGTCCTGACTTCAACCGCACTGAGCGCGGCGAACGTCATCGACATGGGCGGCACCGGATCGAACAATACCTCGATCTGGATTGTCACCTGGGGCGAGAAAACGACCTGCGGTATCTTCCCGAAGGGCTCGACCACCGGCCTCCAGCACACCGACATGGGTAAGCAGCGTGTCCAAGACACGACGCAGACCTTCGCAACCGGCGCCTATTTCTGGGCGTGGGTTGACCACTTCAAGTGGGAACTCGGTCTGCAGGTTCGTGACTGGCGCTACAATGTCCGCCTCTGCAACATCGACGTGAACAATCTGCAGGGCGTCAACGCGGCGAACATCATCAACGGCCTGATCCGCGGCCTAGAACCGTTTGCCGACTACGAAAGTTGGCGTGACTGCGGTGCAGACCTCCGACGCTCCGTCGATCCAAGCCGCGATGGGCCAGACAGTCATCTACGTCAACCGCGTGGTCCGCACGTATCTCGAACTGCAGGTTGAGAACAAGACCAATATCTGGCTGCAGTTGAAAGAATACGACGGCCAGGTCGTTCTGACTTTCCGCGGTGTCCCTATCCGTACTGTGGACGCCATCCTCAACAACGAAGCTCGTATCGTTTAAGGAGATACCATGATCCTCGATGGTTTGCTGGTGTTCGACCCGAACCCCACCTCGGTTGCAATCGCAGCCGGGACTCAAGCTTCTACCAACGTAATCGACCTTGCGGCAAGCGGGCAAATCCCGGTGCTTGCGAACTTGCAAGGCGCGCGCGATATGGGCATCGGTGATAATCCGGCGCTTAAACTCAACGTCCGTGTGGTGACTGGCTTCACCTCCGCTGGTGCAGGTACCCTGTCTGTGGCGCTTCAAGGCGCCCCTGATAACGGTTCCGGCGCTCCCGGCTCTTTCGCCACTTGGTATGTTTCGCCGGTCTATGCTCTCGCCACCCTGGCAGTGATCGGCGCGAACCTTCTCCCGATGGATATGCCCCGGCCGCCATCCGGAATTGGCATTCCTCGCTTCCTGCGGTTGCTCTATACTGTCGCTACCGCCACCATGACCGCAGGCTCGGTCTCCGCACAAATCGTGCTCGACGTGCAGGCTGATGTTCAGTATCCTGCCGGCCTCACAGTGCCGAACTGAGGAACAGCACAATGAACAGCAAGTTCCTTAAACATCTGTTGTTGGGGGCCGCGCTAGTCGCGGCTTTCCCAGCTGCCGCGCAAAATACAGTTCCGCAGACTGGTGTCACCTTTGGCTATATCGCCAAGACCGCTTACTCTGCGGGCTTCATCGGCCTCGTTCCGGCGGCTTCGACGACAGACTTGTTCTGTCTCAAGGGCTCCGCGACCAAACTGATCAAGCTGACAAGCATCAAACTGTCCGGCTCCGGCACCGCCATCTCAGTCCCAGTTACGCTCGTCAAGCGCGTGACTGCAGACTCCGGCGGCACCGCAGCCTCAACCACCGCGAACCCCGCGAATACGATCTCGAAGCGGGACTCGGGTAATGCGACTGCGACTGCAGTCCCGATCGCGTACACCGCCAATCCGACTATCAATGACACGAGTCCGACTTATGTGGACTCGGCTCAACTTGGCGTTGTCGCAACGACTGTCGGGCTGATCGCCCCGCCGACCGTGTTCAACTTTAACTCGGATGCGGTTAATCTTCGTCAAGCACCAACCTTGCGCGGTGCTGCGGAGCAACTTTGCATCAATCTTAACGCAACCTCAGCGACCGCGCTTCTGAACGGCTCGTTGACTTGGACGGAGGAGTAGTCCCATGAAATGGCGCCTCGACGGCCCGCACCACATCGACGAGCAGGTCCTGCCTACCGGCACTGTGATCGGTGACGATACTCCGTGGCCCTATCGGGCTCCGAAGGATGACCCGAAGATCAAGCGGAAAAAGGGCGACCCGCTCCCGCCGTCCAACGCAATGACTCCGCTGGATGACGACGCGCGGAAGCTCTTCAAAATCACTTACGGGGATGATGCCCCGGACAGTGATCCGCTCAAGTCGATCCCTTTGACCGGCGCCCCGAATGCTCCGAAAATCGCGCCGTTCAAAGAACCGCAACCGACCAGGCAGGAACCTGTTAACCCGGCTCCTCATAATACCGGACTTCCCACCGGCTTCGACGCGAAGAAGGACGGCTGAAGATGAAACGCATCGCACTCGCAACGGTTGCGCTCCTTGCACTCTTTGCGAGTGCGGGCGCTCAACAAATTGCTCCGGGGACTAATCCAGTCCCCGGAGGCTGTGCCTATAACTCAAGTCCACCGTCGGTTACAAGTGGACAAGCCTCGTGGCTTCAATGCGACGTTAAAGGGAACCTGCTTACTACACCGAGCGCTACTGTTGCGCCGCTTGCTGCAATTGGCATCACGCCAACCGACCGCACGATAACTTCCGCGACCGGCGCGAGTCAGACCTTAATGGCGGCTAACGCGAGCCGCCATTCATTGACGGTTGCGAATACCGGGAATGCAAACTGCGGCGTGAACCCAACTGGTGGGACTGCTGCAATCGGCGGCGCCGGAACGCTCACTCTTGCTCCAAACGGCAGTTATCAACCTCGCATTCCGACGCTCAGCGCAGTAACTGTGATCTGCACGGCTGGCCAGCCACTCTATGCCGAGGAGAATTAATATGAAGCATCTGTTAGTTCTCGCGCTGCTGTTTTGGCCGTCGTTTGTCTTTGCGCAGGGCATCAATAATCCGTGCGTGACGACTGCCTCGACTACAGTCCCGGGGTGTACTGCTTACGGCACGGCTGCCGGAACTGCAGCGCAAGGGAACGATAGCCGTATTACGTCGATTACCGCCAACGGCACTGCCGCTGTTGGTCAAATCCCCGGCACGACGACAAATGATAACGCCGCTGCGGGCAAGGTGGGTGAGATTATTACAGCCACTCTTGCTTCTGGATCGGCCATTTCACTAACAAACGGAACGTCAGCAAATGTCACATCTATCTCTCTTACTGCTGGTGACTGGGATGTTAACGGCACTGTATTTTATGTCACCACTGGAACAACGGTAACGCAAGCCCTAGTCACAGATATTAGCGTCACATCGGCAACAACTAATACAGCCCCCGGCTTAGGCTCATACACCTATTTTGGCGGCTCGTTTACGGGGCTGGCTAAAGCTTCCTCAACGGGGACTTCGCGCATTAGCATTTCAGTAACTACAACGGTTTATCTTGTGGTCAGTCCCAGCTTCACTGTTTCAACCGCGACAGCATATGGTTTCTTACGTGCGCGGCGTGTTCGGTAGATGCCCGCTGATTTCTCACAAAAGACCGCGTTTCTTTTTGAACTGCTTCCAAAAAAGTAACACATGAGCGCCCAAATGAAAATAAAATGGCCCGTACTTATATTAAGCGCGCTTCTCGCTTTCAATATAAGCGCGTCCGCTCAGTGGCAAACCCCGGCCAATTCCGTTCCGGTCGGACGCGGGTCGGGAGTTGTCGGCTTTAACTATCTCGCTCCGGGAGCTAATAATAACTGTATTACTTTCCAATGGAACTACTTGGACAGCCGCAACTTGTCCGGGGGCCAGCGGCGTGTTATCGGTTGCAAACTCAGACGGCACGGTAACGGTTAGCCCGACTATCGGCAATGTTGTTGTTAAACTCCCAAATACGGCGGTAGTTGCAGGCACATACGGCTCAGCAACGAAGTGCACAACGCTGACGGTTGATGCTCAAGGGCGACTTACGGCGGATGCAGAAGTAACTTGTGCACCAGCTATCGGAAGTGTAACAGGTTTGGGCACTGGCGTCGCCACCGCGCTCGGCGTAAATGTTGGCTCGGCCGGCGCTCCGATAGTGAATGGTGGCGCGCTTGGTACACCATCATCCGGCGTTGGTACAAATATAACAAGCGTCAACGCTGCGACTCTTGGTGGCGCGACTTTCGCTGCTCCTGGCGCAATTGGTGGAACTACGCCCGCTGCTGGTGCGTTCACTACGATAAGTGCGGCTGGAAATTTAACGACTAACGTTACTGGATCAACTCAATGTTTATCAGTTAATGCTAGTGGGGTTGTTTCAGGCTCAGGAGCTAGTTGTGCTGGTACGCAATGGACCACAACTGGGACAGATATTTATTACAATATTGGTAAAGTTGGAATTGGAACAACTACCCCGAACGCACCACTTGATCTAGGGGCTACTCTTGCTCCTACCGCAATTAGTTCTGGCGCAGCTCGTACTGACGCAAAAGTTCTACTTTATGACATCGGTATTTCTAATTGGGCCGGTGTGGGGGCCGATGGTTCTGGAAATGTTTGGCTTCGTGCGGGTACGTCTACTAGCAAATATTTAATAATGTCGCCTGCCGGTAAGTTGCAATTGACTGGCTACGCGTCAGGTCCATTGCGTGCTGACGCGACGGGAAATATTACTGCCACCGGGAGTTCTTGCCTCAACGTCATCGACTATGGCGCGGACCCCACAGGCGCAGCTGATTCCGCTTCTGCTTTTCAATCGGCATTCACCGCAGTTCAAACGGCTGGCTACGGCTGTGTGTCGGTGCCGGGTGGCAAGTTCAAGCTCAATTCACAAGTTTCAATTACGGGTAATACTCCCTTTGGGTTATTTGGCGCGGGACTTCAAGCTACCTCAATTCTTGTAAATAATGCGACGGGGGCATTTAGCTGGGGCGGAACACAAGCTTCTTCTACTCCGGTTGGCGTCACTATACGAGACATGGAATTTGTTAACGTCACTGGTGGTGTGTCAAACGCGGCCATTGACATTGAAGAAACAGCGTCAACTTCTGCTGCGACTTGGCTAGCACTGCCTTCCGCACATTTAATGAACTTGCGTTGCCGATCCAGTACAACTAGCGCCGCTACAGAAAAAGTGGGGCTATTGCATTGCTCTAGGCAACATTGTTGGTGCAATGATTGACTCTGTTTCAGTTTATCAACTTGGCAGTTCAACCACCATAGGTCTCGGAATTCTCAACGGTTCATACAATACCCCCGTTGGTTTTTGCTGCCAGTACGAAGTCTACATTAACAACTTCAATGAGCAGGGCGGTGACAAGGCCATTTATATTAGTGGATGGCAAGAAGGCGTTCATATCATCAATCCGGCCTTGGACGGCTTGAACTACGGTATTTACTATGACGCTGCTGGCGCAATCGCAGCGGGCACCGGAACTCCTGTCCCGGTGTTTCACGTACAAGGTGGCGAGTTCAACGCAACACATAACAACATACTTCTGAACGGAGTGGCCGCCATCAATATTTCTGGCGGGGATTTTTACAAAGGCGTCGGAACAGGTGATGTTGATACAGCCGGCATTCTTATAACGAACGCCAGTGAAGTTCAGATCATCGGGAATAAGTTTTCAGGGAGTTTTAATTCTGCTCTGGGTAGTGCCATGTCAGCAGAAGTCGATAATAGCAGCAAAGTTGTGTTCAGTAACAACGTCGTTGATATAACTAGCAACGGCTGGGCTGGCGTCATTTTCAACGCGAACAACGACGTGTCCATCGCTGACAACATGATTAAGACTGTCGGAACGTCTACCGCAACAAACGGAGTTTACGCTGTCAATGGCGCTGTCTTGGGGGTCACGAACAACATGATCCACGGTTGGGCAGCGACGGTGGGTTCTGCGGGCAGCTGCATCAACACTACAGCATCAACTTCAGTTTTCGGAGCCTCAGTCGCCACCAATGGGTGCTTCTAACTTTAACTAGGATTAAAGAAATGAGTTCACCTCCGAGTGGCATTGTCAGTACCCCAACTTTATGGGGCAAGGTTGATTACGGCCCAACTTTCGGGAATGTCTTTCGCCCGCTCAATCAAAAGCGGATTATCGCTGCTGCAGGTGATGTTACAATTCAGCCCTTCGATGTCATTGTCGCGGTGAAACAGACGGTGCCGGGAGCGCTCAACTGTTTCCTTCCCGACCTCAACTTATGGATGTCCTTTCCGTATGGAGGTTTCGACTTGATCCTCAAAAACCAAAACGCAGGTTACGACATGACAATCGTGCCCTTTGGCACTCAGGTTATCGACGAACTTGCCTCTCTAGTCCTCGCCGGTAACATTCAAGGCGGTGTTATCCTGTCCCCGCTTAACGACCTCAGTGGCTGGACCTCTCTATGACCTCAGTTATTGATATTTACAATCGAGCCCTCGCGTCGATCGGCACTCGCACGACGGTTGCGTCGTTGACTGAGAAATCGACCGAGGCCAAACAGTGCAATATCATTTACGAGGCAACTCGTGATGAACTTTTGTCGATGGCGTTCTGGAACTTCGCGCGCAAAACCGACACGGCAGCGCTGATTAAGTCGGCGCCAGGGACTCCGACGAATACGGTTCCGGCGAACAGTACTTGGTCGAATATCTATCCGGCCCCGCCGTGGCTGTTTGAGTACGCCTATCCGAGTGACTGCGTTCACGTTCGGATGGTGCGGCCTCAGCCAATCCAAGGTTATACCGGCCCGGTTCCGATCTTCAGCACTGACGTTTTTGCGCCACCATCGCAAGGCGCACAAGACGTTGCTATCCCCTTCATGTGTACGGTGGATGAGGACTCGAGCGGCAACGACATCAACGTAATCCTGACAAACCAGTATAAGGCACTGGTTGTCTACACCAAGCGCGTAACCAATCCAGACATCTTCAGTCCCGCTTTCACTCAGGCCCTCGTTGTCGCAATGGCTGCAAAACTCGCGCAGCAATTAACTGGCGATAAGGCTCTCGCACAACAGAAATTTGGTGAGGCGAATGGATGGGTCGTCCAGGCCCGCGCCACCGACGGGAACGAGGGCCTGACCGTTATCGACAATATGCCTGACTGGATCACCATTCGCGAGGATTATACCGGCTCCACCTACCTCGGTTACTTCATCGCGCCATTTGGACCTATGTTCTCTCAATGAGCCAAAATCGCATACAACCCTCTTTCTCTGCCGGCGAACTTTCGCCGACGTTGTATGCTCGTGTGGACTTTGCGAAGTTCCACGTTGGTCTTGCAACGTGCCGAAATTGGTTTGTGGACTATCGTGGCGGCATCAGTACTCGCGTCGGTTCCTCCTTCGTCGGGCGATGCAGACTCGATAACCTTCCCTGCCGCATTATCGACTTCGCGTTCTCTGCGACGCAGGAACTTGTTCTCCAGTTTGGCGACAAGTATATGCGGATCGTCAGTAACGGCGCGCTTGTTCTTAACACCTCGAAAGCGATTTCTGCAATTACACTTGCTGACCCTGGTGTATTCACTTCGGCCGCGCACGGTTACACGGACGGGGCCTGGGTGTATCTTAACACCGTCGGCGGAATGCCTTCGCTTGACGGCCTCTATGGAATTATTGCTGCGGCAGCAACGGATACTTTTGAGCTAACTGATCTTAACGGCAATCCTATCGACACAACGGCACTTGCACCTTATACTGGTGGCGGCACCGTCGCGTCGGTTTACGAACTTGTAACTCCTTACGCGGCCGCGGACCTCGCCGCAATTAAGTATACTCAGTCTGCCGACGTAATGACGCTAACGCATTCGTCCTATGCACCGCAAGACCTCGCGCGAATTGCGAATAATAACTGGACTATTACGCCCGTTGCTATCGGAGCTACTATAACTGCGCCGACAGGGCCAACCGCAACTGCGACACCAGCAACCGCAGGCACTGCAGCTTATGCGTATGTAATGACAGCCGTTAATGCAAGTGGCGATGAAAGTATTGCTTCGGCGCGAGTTGATCTAACGAACGCCATAAACATTGCCGCTACAGCAGGTTCCATTGCACTAACGTGTGCTCCAATTCCTGGAGCAGTTGGGTATAATTTTTATAAAGCCACTCCAGTCTCTGCTGGGTCAATTCCAGTTGGCGTGAATTTCGGTTATATTGGTTCCTCAACGACTCCGGCTTTTGTCGATGGAAATATAGTTGGTGATTTCACCACAACTCCACCAACACACCAAAATCCACTTAGTGGAAAACGATCCCGCCGTTGTAGCTTATTTTCAACAACGAAAAGCTTACTTCGCGTCTATTGCCGCGCCCGATACAATGTGGTTCAGCAAAACCGGCCAGTATGCAAATTTCGATGTGTCAAGTCCAGTGCAGCCGAATGATGCGATAACAGCAACACTGGTGTCGAAACAAATTAACGCTGTTCAGTGGGTTGTCGGAATGCCCGGCGGTCTTGTCGTTGGAACCTCCGGTGGCGCGTGGCAAGTCTCAGGTGGTGGCGCGAACGCCCCGATAACCCCGGCTACGATTACAGCCACGCCACAAGCGTATAATGGCAGCTCGGCCTTGCAACCACTCACGATCAATTTCGACATTATCTACGTTCAAGAAAACGTAGTTCGTGATCTTTCATATAACTACTACGTCAACATTTACACCGGAACTGATATTTCAATTCTATCGAACCATCTCTTTTACGGATACACCATCCCTGAATGGACCTATGCGGAAAAGCCCTTCAAATCAATCTGGGCCGTTCGCAGCGATGGTGCCATGCTCTCGTGCGCTTATGTTAAAGAGCAGGAAATGGTCGGGTGGGCGCGGCACGATACACTTGGACTGTACAAATCAATTATCTCAATCCGTGAAGGCGCTGAGGATATTGTCTACACAATTGTGCAAAGGATAATTCAAGGCAATTCGGTTCAGTATATCGAACGCTTTCCCTCTCGACTCATGCCTTATGGCGTTGAGGATGCATGGGCACTTGATTGTGCGCTGCAAAGCAAATTAGTTTATCCAAGTGCGACCTTAACCGCAGACGCCGCCACCGGCGATGGAGTTACTTTTGCAGCGAATGTCGGGGTATTCGCTGTAACGGACATCGGGAGTACACTTCGTGTTGGTGGAGGTATTGCTACGATAACGAAGTTTGTTAACTCACAAACTTTGATCGGCAATATCACTCAAGATATTACTGCGATCCTGCCTAACTCGTTGAACCCCGTCCTTCTTCCGGCCCCTGCCGGAACATGGTCACTGACGCCGAATTTCACCACATTCAGTGGGCTCGCGCATCTTGAAGGTCAAACCGTTTCCATTCTTGGTGACGGGAATGTGTTTACGAATAAAGTTGTGACGAACGGAATTGTTATGTTGAATGAGCCCGCGAGTAAGGTTCTCGTCGGGCTTCCGTATTTGCCGCAGGCAAAAACTCTTTATCTTGATACTGGTGAGCCGACAATTCAAGCGAAGCGCAAAAAAATTACTGCTGTCTCAATGCGCGTTGACCAGACTCGAGGTCTCGCCACCGGACCGACCTTCGCTTCTGATGATCTCGTTGAGTATAAAGACCGCGATAATGAACCCATGGGGCAGGCGGTCCCACTCTATACTGGCGACGAGCGCGTGAACGTCTCGCCATTGTGGGGCGAAACCGGACAAATCTGCGTTCAACAAAACTACCCACTCCCGGCAACCTTACTCGGTCTTATCTTCGAGTATCAAGTGGGGGATAAATGATCCAGTTTGTCAACGCTACTATGGCGCACGGTGAGGTTATTCTCGATAACCTCCGTGAAGCGGAAAAGCGGACGATTGAGAAATTGAAAATGAACGCGGCAGAACTTCCTGATAAGGCGATCAATAATGAGTATCCTTCGTTCACATTACTCATTGATGGCGAACCTGCCGCGATTTTCGGCGGTTCCTCCGAGACGATGCTTGGCGAAAGCCGCCTGTGGATGCTCACGACGCCACTTATCTTAAAACACCAAATTCCGCTCTTGCGCGCCTCGCGCGCTTTCGTTCGCTGGATGTTCGAAAACTATGGTCCAATGATTGGGATGGTAGACTCGGAGTTCGAGGAGTCGAAGCGATGGCTGCAGTGGATTGGTTTCAAAGAAACTCAACTCGGTGATTACATTGTTATGAGGTATTCCTAATGGGTATCGAGACCCTCGCCATAGCGAGTTTAGTCGGCTCCGTAGCGAGTGCCGGTGTCGGCGCTATGGGTGCACGTAGTGCTGCCGATGCCACAGCCAGTATGGATACGTATAAGGCTGGAGTTGCGCGCAATAACGCAATCATAGCTGAACGTAATGCGGTCGCGGCCACCGATGCGGGAAATGTGAGAGCCGCGTCAAATGATATGAGAACTAAAAATGTAATTGGTTCTCAGATCGTGGCTCAGGCCGCAAACGGGCTTGATGTCGGCTCCGGGACTAACGTCAATATCCAACA